ATATTATTGCACTATCAGAAGAATTTGCAGAGTTACAAAAATTCCGTAACTATGCCAAAAAGAATTCACTAGTCAGTGAAGATACAGCAGATGTTATTGAAGGTGTTAGTTCACGTTTAGATAACATCAAGAAAGAATTCAAGTCACTCAGTGGCACTAAAGGCTATACTAAGTACGTTGAGAATTTTGAAGACAAAAGATCAGCTTTGGAAGAGGATGGTGTTGACACCCTTCGCGACCAATTTACCGTACGCAAGTTTGACGAAAATGTCGCCGATGCATTACCGCACGTTGCCCGAGTAGTGAAAGAAATTAAAGTAAAAGAAAGTCGTGAGACTCGTCTTAAAGATATTATTAACAAAGTCATTAATAGTAAAGATAAGTTAGAATTACGCAAAGAGCTTGATCCTAACGATCCTGATAATCCTGAGAACCTACGTTTTAGTAACAATGTTGCCAAGATGTCAGCGTTCTCAGGATACCTTTCAAAGTATGTAACAGACGATGAACTGAGCAACATGCTTGCACAGTTAAGTGATGATATGCATGACTTTGATAAAAAACAAAAAGAACTATCAATTAAACTCTTGACATTCATTAAAAATAATGCTAATGTTAAAGAGTCTAAAAATGTGTCAGTAGGCACAGAAGAAGCAGTGGTGGAGAACATTGTTGAGTCATTTAGTAAATTTGATCCAGAAGATTTTTTACTATAAACACTTGACATTATTCAAAACTTCTTATATAGTGTGTGATATTGCATAAGTTGATATCGCACACACTAGGCAAAAACTTAGGCAAACAAACAAAGGCTAATATGGAGAAAAATTATGGCAACTTTAGCAGAAATCAGAGCAAAACTTCTTGAACAAGAAAACCGTGGTAACAACAGATCACAACAAGGTGGTGGTGACAATGGCATTTATGCATTTTGGAATATTCCAGAAGGACAGTCAGCCACACTAAGATTCCTCCCAGATGGCGATGACACTAATACTTACTTTTGGCGTGAGCGTCAAATGATTCGTATTCCTTTCAGTGGCGTAGCTGGTGGAGATGAACACAAAGCATGTACAGTAACAGTGCCTTGTATGGAAATGTGGAACGAAACCTGTCCAATTCATGCAGAGATCCGTCCTTGGTTTAAAGACCCAAGTATGGAAGATATGGCTCGCAAGTATTGGAAAAAGCGTAGTTATTTGTTCCAAGGATTTGTAGTTGATAGTCCAATCCAAGAGGACTCAACACCAGAAAATCCAATCCGCAGATTTATTATTAATCCAAGTATCTTTAACATTATCAAAGCAGCACTTATGGATCCAGACTTTCCAGAGCTGCCAACTGATTATGATCAAGGTACTGACTTCCGTCTTACAAAGACACAAAAAGGTCAATATGCAGACTACTCTACATCAAACTGGGCACGTCGTGAGCGTAGTTTAGGTGAAGCAGAGCGTAATGCAGTAGCAGAACATGGCTTGTTTAACTTGGAAGACTTTATGCCCAAGAAACCAGGCGCAGAGGAGATTAATGCAATCTTTGAAATGTTTGAAGCTAGTGTAGACGGTCAACTATATGATCCTTCACGCTGGGGTAATTTTTATCGCCCAGCTGGTGTACAAATTGATATGAATGCAAGCGCACCAGCACCAGTTGCAGCACCAGCACCGCAACCTGCACCTGCTCCAGTAGCAGAAACAGTGAGTGATACTGGATGGCAAGATCCAGCACCAGCAGCAACACCAGAGCCTACTCCTGCTCCGGCTGCTGATGAAGGCAAAGCAAGTGCACAAGATATTCTTGCTGCAATCAGAGCCCGTAAAGGCTAATCCGGCTGTAGGGGGATTTATTTCCCCCTACTTTTTCATAATAGGAGAATAATATGGCAAGACCATTTGATGTAAGTAAATTCCGTAAAAGTATTACGAAGAGTGTGCCTGGGCTTAGTACTGGGTTTAGAGATCCTGACACTTGGATTTCAACAGGCAATTATACACTAAACAAACTGCTAAGTGGAGACTTTCGTAAAGGTGTACCACTAGGTAAAGTTTCAGTATTTGCAGGTGAAAGTGGTGCAGGTAAATCGTTTATCTGTAGTGGCAACTTGGTACGTGAAGCACAAAAACAAGACATTTTTGTTGTGCTAATTGATACTGAAAACGCACTTGATGAAGCCTGGCTACATGCACTAGATGTTGACACTAGTGAAGAAAAACTTCTTAAACTTAACGTAGCAATGATTGATGATGTTGCTAAACTTATTAACGAGTTTATGAAAGACTATAAATCACAATATGCTGATAAAGAAGACACAGATCGTCCTAAAGTATTGTTTGTAATTGACTCGCTAGGTATGATGCTAACGCCTACAGACATTAATCAGTTTGAAAAAGGTGACTTGAAAGGTGACTTGGGACGTAAGCCCAAAGCACTTACAGCACTTGTTCGTAACTGTGTTAACATGTTTGGCGACTACAATGTTGGACTAGTAGCAACTAACCACACATATGCATCACAAGATATGTTTGATCCTGATGATAAGATCAGTGGTGGACAAGGCTTTATCTATGCATCAAGTATTGTTGTTGCGATGCGTAAACTAAAACTAAAAGTAGACGCAGATGGCAACAAAACAAGCGAAGTACATGGTATCCGTGCAGCGTGTAAAGTTATGAAAACACGTTACGCAAAACCTTTCGAAAGTGTACAGGTAGAAATCCCTTATGAGACAGGTATGTCGCCATACAGTGGTTTGGTAGACTTGGCAGAAGGTAAAGGCATCCTAACCAAAACTGGCAACCGTTTGCGTTACCTAAACAAGGAAACTGGAGAAGAACTAATCCAATTCCGTAAAGCATGGGAACGTAATGAAGGCGGATGTCTTGACTTAATTATGGATCAGTGGGACGATACTGAAGCTGATAGTGTAATTGAGGAAAATGACACTGAAGAACTAAATAACCTTGATGAAAATTTAATACCTAACGGAGAATAGATTTATATGTCAAGTACACAAGAAGCGGCTAGTCTGGTGGAGATTTGGACTAGCCTAAAAAATTATATTCCACAAAAAGAACGTTTACAGGCAGCAGAACATTTTTTAAGTACAATAGATCAAAACGCACTTTGCGATTTAGAGCAAAACGCACTTGAACTGTTTGGTATTTGCGAAACACTGGATCGTGCTCTTAAAGAATATGTTCCTGAAGATGAGTATGAAGAACTTGAACACGAGGATTGGTAAAATCTATGACTAATTGGTTAACTCGCATTAAACAAGATTTAGCCAACATCGTACCAGCCATTGACTACTATGAAACTGAATTAACTGAAGCACGTAAGGATATTTCACTACGTGGTAATATTGAGAAACATAGTAGAGATATGCCAGGCGTAGTTGAGAACAGATTTAGCCAGTTGCAGGAAATTGAGAGTATTTTAGAATACCTTAATATTGAAATGCGCAAGATTAGAAGCGCCAAGTTTCGCAAGTTTCTTGAAAACTACAACAAAGCATTAAGTAGCCGTGATGCAGAAAAATATGTAGACGGTGATCCTGATGTTGTGGACCAACAGCACCTTATTAATGAGTTTGCACTGTTAAGAAATAAATTTATTGGTATTACCAAAGCACTGGATACCAAACAGTTTCAGCTGAATAACATCGTAAAGTTAAGAGCTGCTGGACTTGAAGATGTAAGTTTGTAACGGAGGGTGTGGCCAGGCCTAGAATTAAATAGCTAACTTACGTTGCATAATGTTGATTTTGTTGTCTGCAAAACCTCTCCGTTACAAAAATACTTATAATAAAACCCAATAAATCATAAAAAAAGGCTGAATTTTCCATAGTGTAGGATATTTCAGCCTTGAAGAAGTAAAGTAACCCTAGGGTTTACTTACGTTGCCATATTGCATATAGCACCCAGATAGCAATTAAACCCATAAGGCCTTCTGCGCCGAGTGTACTGAGCATGTTACTAACGTTGCTCACAACACTTACTTCTGGAAAGAATGGAATATTGCCTAAGCCTAGCACTTCGACTACGATCATTAGAGCAGCAATGCTGACACCTAATTCTGCTAGAGCTCCTGCCCATCCTTTTACTTTGTTTAGCATATCCATGATATACCTCCCTTCTTCTTGGCTTGCTATAAGCGGAAATCCGCTTATGCACTAGTACTTATCATAAAAACATGTTTTTTCAAAAAAATTACAACCTATTGATTAATAAGGAAACTATCTGTTACATTTTTGTTGACAACCAAGACGTTTTACTTTAAAGTATAAGGGTAAGTTAAGAAGGAGACACTGATGTCCATGATAAATTTAAAAGAAGCAGTTGAATATGATACATATGCTGAGTATTGTGCATCACGACGTGAAGTCGGTCTCAGTGTTATTCCAGAATCTTTGTTTAATGCTCTTAAAGAGGATATGTAATGCTTTATAGTATTATTGGCGGTACCAAGAAAGAACGTGAAGCAGTTACTGAAGCACTTTGGTTTGCCAAAGAATACTGGCTGCCACGTCACCGTAAACTGGTTGTTGATGTAGAAATTGCCCCAGGGTTAGAAGCAGAAGCAGACTGTTTTGAAGGCTGTGACGACCGTGAATATGAAATACGTATTCGTAAAGGACTGAGTTACGAAGATTTAGTAACAGCAGTGTTTCATGAGTTTGTTCATATCAAACAAGATGTACGTAAAGAGTTTCCTATGTTTGAGCCTAGTGAAATTCCTTACTTTGATCGCCCTTGGGAGATTGAAGCATATGCTGAACAAGAAAAAATGTGGAAAAAATTTACAAGTGTTTGATTTTAAAGGAAACCTTTTTCCGCATTTTTGTTGACAAGTAAAACGTTTTACTTTATATTATAAGAGTAAGTTAAGAAAACAGGAGTTACAAAATGGCTTTCATGAATCAAGAAAAGAAAAAAGCACTAGCACCAGGTATCAAAGCAGTGCTAAAAAAGTACGGCTATAAAGGTTCAATTGCAGTTAATAATCACAGTACTCTTGTTGTTAACATCAAAGAAGGTGTTGCTGATTTTATTGGTATGGCAAACGAAAAGAATCGTGAGATTGCAGAACGCCGCAATCATCCTTATTATCCAAGTGAAGGATACGTTCAAGTTAACACTTATTATCCTGAGCATTACGGTGAAGCAAAAGAGTTTTTGGAAGAACTTATTGCTGCAATGAAAGGCACTGGTTGGTATAACAACACAGACGCACAGATTGACTACTTTGATATTGCTTACTACTTGGATATCAATGTTGGTCAGTGGAACAAGCCCTATGTATGTACAGCAAAAGAAATGGAGACTGTGTAATGAATATAGACTTTACTAAAATTGAAAATGTAATCGTTGAAGGTATTGACATGAACGATTATCCTAAATTCTGTGATGCGTATATCGGATCCGCAGATATTGATGGAGTTCCTGCTACTGATACAGAACTTGATGCTATCAATGAAAACTTTGACTTTCTTTACGATGCTATACAGGAGGCACTTTACTAATGGCTTACAATAAAGAATCAGTTAATCGTGCAATCGCAACTAGCCGCAAGCCTATTAGCGGTAAAGAAGCAAAACTTATTCATGCACTGTTGAAAGGACGTGGATAAATGTATTATGTATATGATGAAAATAAGTCTATTGTAGCAGTATGCACTCATAAACGTGATGCTGACGGCTTGGCACACAGT